ACTTAATAATAAAAAATCATTTTTATTTTATCAACACCATAAGTGTTGATAAAAAATTGTTTGTTTTTACAGTCAGACGCTCTTCCAGCTGAGCTATCAGGAGTATTTTATCTCCTGAACCGGGATCGAACCGGTGACTTTCTGATTGCTTTTATATATAAATTCATTATCTTTAAATTAATTTAAATAACTATAATAATTAAATAAATGGATCTTAATTATTATAATCTATATAATTGGACTAATGATTTACCTAAAAACACAAAAGTTATTTTTGAAGCTATTATTGGACTAATAAAACATAAACATTTAAAAATTCTTGAAATTGGAACATTTACTGGAACTTCTTTAATAAACATATTATCTAGATTGCCTGATACATTTACAGCAATAGCTGTAGATAATTTTTCTTTAAGTGACTCTGGAAAAAACGATAACATTGATTTAAATTCTATAAAAAATATGTTTTACGAAAATCTAAATAAGGCAAATATGTCAAAAAAAGTTATTTTAATAGAACAAGATAGTAGTATTGCTATGAGTGATATGATAAAAAATAATGTAAAATTTGATTTTATATATCTAGATGGAAGTCATAAAAGCTTAGATGTTATGTGTGATATTATTCAAGCATGGGAACTTCTAGATATAGGGGGAATACTCGCAATAGATGATGTATGTTGGAAACCATATCAAGATTATACAGACTTTGATATCCCTATAAAAGCCGTTCAATTATTTTATGATAAATACGCTACTCGTTTAAAAGTATTAGATAATGGATATAGATTTTTTGTTGAAAAAATTAAATAAATTTATCTTTATTTTATATAAAAATGGACTTGTATATATTAATTGCTCATATTTTAACAAGTCTCTTTATTGCTTATATCGCTATATCAATAATATGTAAGAAACTTCCACCAGTTTTTATTGGATATTTCTTAATTCTCTTGGTAGGTGCCATGATTGGATTTCATATTTATATTTATTCTTCAAAAGAAAAGTTTTGCACGTGCAGAGGCGCACAGATGAAGAATACATATGTTGATAGACAGCTAGTTGATGAACTATATAGAACAGGTGTTTTAACTGAATACACTGATCTCGCTGCTCTTCAAGGTAATTTGTATTATATGAAAAAAGATGCTCCACCATCGTAATATAGATTTAAAACATTAGATTTTTAAATGAAAAATGGATTCATTTAAAATAATATCAGGACTAACACTAGATCCTCTACAAATAAGGGAAGGTATTGCTTCATTTGATAGAGAAATTTCTTTTATCAAAGAAGTAAATAAATGTTTTTCAAATGATCTTGTATATGTTCAATATGGTGTTGAACGAGACTTATATACCGCTAAAAACATCATTCAAGATTTTAACAATATTTATGTTGTTGATGTTAATTCACAACCTTTAGAAACATCTTCAAAGATTAAAATATGCAATCTTGAAAATATTAACGAAATTATAAATAATCTTGATAAAAAAATAATAAAAGTTTCTTCATTTATAACTGCTGACCTATCAAATAATTTAGACTCTAATGTATTAATGTTAATATACGATAAGCCAGTTGATATAAAAAATTTTAAAACACTTAAATTTTACGATAGCTACGTATATGTTAATGTTAATGTATGGATACATTTTTACAAATATTTTAGATATTATATAGATGCTAATTCAAATCTTAAATATGATAATCTTATTAACCTTTTAATAATGGTTAAAAATGCAGGTGATTCTTTTAGACAAGTTTTGATTGACAATCTCCCTTATATTGATAGATATACAATATTAGATACGGGTTCCACTGACAACACTATAGAAATAATAAAAGACGTATTAAAGGATAAACGCGGAGAACTATATCAAGAACCTTTTATAAATTTTCGCGATAGTAGAAACAGATGTATTGAATTAGCAGGAAAAAGCTGCGTTTTTAATATTATGTTAGATGATACATATGTATTACATGGAAATCTTAGAGAATTTTTAGAATGTGTAAGAGCAGATGATATAGCAGATTCTTATAGTATAAGAATTATGGGTATAGATATCGTATATACATCAAATAGAATAGTAAAGTCTGCTAGAAATTTAAAATATAAATACACTATACATGAAATCATTGAAACAAATCTAAATGTAGGTATTCCAGTAAATGATATGCCTGGATTACCTAATAATCTAAATTCCATTTACATTGAAGATAGAATGTCTACATATATGCAAGATAGAACCAATAATAGAAAACTATATGATCTAGATCTTCTCTTTAAGGAGTTAGAAGACGATCCAAATGATCCAAGAACACTATATTACTTAGGTGAAACTTATTTATGCTTAAAAGATCATAAAAACGCATATATTTGGTATGAAAAAAGATCTAAATGTTCTGGTTACAGCGAAGAAGTTCAAGATTCTCTTTATAAAATGGGTGTTTTAGCTCACTATAATCTAAATTACCCTTGGGAAATTTGTGAAAAACTACTATTAAATTGTTTTGAGTATGATACTAACAGACCAGAAAGTTTATTTGTAATTATTGAACATTACATGAACGTCGGTAATAATGTTTTAGCTTATCAATATGCTAAAAAAGCATATGGTAAAGACCCACAATTACTCAATTACAATATGAACTTGAAAAAAGATATATATAAATATCATATTCCTAAACAAACTTTTGAATTATCTTATATATTTGGAGACTATAACCTATCATATGATTGTCTTAGCCAAATTATTAATTATAGACCCGAAGATAATTTTATCAAAAGTTGGCTAAAAATTTTAAATCTTATAGTATTAAATAATCAATATAGATTAACAATAAAAAACAAACTAAAATACCAAGAAAACAAATCTACAATATGTTTTACTGTTGATGGAGGTTGGGACAAATGGGATGGTGAAACTCTTGATACTAAAGGACTAGGAGGTTCCGAAACTTTTATTATTAAATACTGTGAATATTTAGCAAAATTTATGCCAAACTACAATATAATTATATTTTGCAACTGTGCCAACAAAAAAATATATAATAACGTAACTTATATACCTATTACAGAATATCTAAAATTCATTTCAACATATTATATTGATATTTGTTTCATTAACAGATACACTGAATTGATTCCTGTTACAACTATTAATAACATAAAAACATACTGTATTTTACACGATCTATTTAGAGAAGACGAAATTGTTTCATTTCCTAATCCAGAATATTTTAAAGGTTTATTATGTATTTCAGATTGGCATAAAGAATACACAAATAATTCTTTCCCAATATTAAAAGATACTACTAGTGTTGTATCATACGGAATTGATATAGACTCATATAAATCTGTAGAAAAACAAAAATACTCATTTATATATTCTTCCTTTCCAGGCAGAGGATTATACTGGTTATTAAAAATGTTTCCAGCAATCGTTGAAAAATACCCACAAGCTCACCTTAATATTTTTTGTAATACCAAACACCATTTTGTTCAAGAACATACCAAACAAATGATGGACGAAATAGATATCATGCTAGAACAACAAAAAGCTAATGTTACAAACCACGGTTGGGTTTCCGGAAAAATATTAAAAGAATACTGGGATAAATCACACATTTGGCTTTACCCTTGTATCTTTAAAGAAACCTGCTGTTTAACTGCTTACGAAGCCGCTGCCTCTAAAACATTAGCTATTACAAATAATTTAGCTGCTCTACAACAAAGTGTAGGTGACAGAGGTATCTGCATTGAAGGAGATCCTGTAAATCAAGAATGGAGAGACGCCGCTTTACAACAAGTTTTTAAAGTATTTGAAGATGATACTATCGCAAATCAACAAATCCAAAAAAATTACGACTGGGTAAAAACAAAACAATATGACATTGTTGTAAATGACTTTATAGAAAAATATATAAAATGATTTTATTAATTTAAAATATGTTTAAATAAATTAAATGTCTAGCTATATATTTTTTGGGCATGGATGGGATCTAGGTAATACATTTCATCTAGATAAAGAAATATTTGGAAATGTAAAAATTATTATGCTTTCAGAAGCAGGGACTCTAATAGAACAATCAAAAACAAAACACTTACGACCTTTAATGAAAATTGAAGAAAGTCCCCTATATATGAAAAAATTGTATAAATATACACAAAAAACTCGTATAGATATGTGTATCTTTGACTCAAATACACCTGATAATAATATACCTATATTACTCCTAACAACTAGTAGAAAAACATTTGGTGACGAATTAACTTCAATAAGAAAAATAGGTGCTATTAGAGAGACCACTTTTAACAATGAAAAGGGACAAATTAATGTTTTTTTACTCCCAGAATTATTGGAAAAATTAAGACAAAATTCTCCAGTAGGTGATCTTGTCTTGATACTATGGACCTGTAGGTTGCCTTTTGATAAATGGCAATTTGAACAAATACAACAAGGTAGATTTGAAAAGAGTAAAGAGATTGAAGCATTTATTACAAAAGAAAATTTAACTCCACTAGAAACAGGCATTATCCCTGAATATCCAGTTTGTATTAGATGGAATGAAGAAGATGTTGAACACCTACAATATGATACTGATTAATCTTATAATAAAATAAATTTTATTTTATTATTAAACAATTTATTCACACTACATTATATTCCATTCTAAATCCTTTATAATACAAACTTCTGCCTCTTCATACTCTTCCTTATATTCATCATCTAGTGTTATCTCCTGTAACTCATATAACTTTGATGCCAATTTCAACCCCCATATCTCTTCACATCCTGTCCTTTTTACATAATACGATGCCATTCTCATCGTCAGCTCATTATTTATCTTATAAGGCATTGCCGCCACCTTTACAGACTTTATCGGTTTTATTCCAAACACATTAGACTTTTCGTATTCAGTTTCTTTACCTAACATTTTTAAAGCCTTTTGACAAGGCAATCGCTTTGCTGGATCCACTTCTAAAAATCCCTTTATCACAACATTAATCTTATCACTCTCATCTAGACTATTTTTAATATTTTGAATCTTCTTCAATGTCTTTCTTTCTATTTTACCAACATACAACTCCAATAACACTACTCCCAAAGACCACTCATCCACTAACATTGAATAATTAGATTTTTCACCATCAGAATTGTCTCCTACTTCTGGTGCTTTATAACAAGATGTCCCGGCACTTGATGTATGTGTGTCACCAAAACTCTCATATCCACACGTTGCCAATGACAAATCTGCTATTTTAACATTAAACTCACCACCTTCTTTAAAGATTAAGACGTTATCAGGTTTTATATCCCTATGGATATACCAACGAGAATGCATATACGACATAGCATCAATAACTTGACACGCTATCTTATTTTTTTGCTCCTTATTAAAGAATTCTCCCTTTATAGCTATATCTAGATTACACAAAGCCTTTGGTAAAATCATACCCATCTTTCCTATATCTACCACTGTATCTACCACATTTACAATATTAGGATGATCTAATTTCTTCAATATACTTATCTCTCTTATTCCTCCCAACTCCAACCCACTACTATCTTCATTATGAATAAAATTCTTATAAGCATATTCATTTCCTTTATCATCAAAACACTGATACACACTTCCATAAGCACCTTTACCTAGCAGTGAAGATCTAATATACTTTTTGCCGCTTGTTGTAAGAAACATTCTAATTATAATTCTTAAAATTTATTTTAAAAATTTAAATCATTTTATTTTTATATCATACTTTTACATTATATTACAACTATCTTTTGAGTCTCCACATACACTGATCTCAGTCTGGTCCGGAGCACAAGGAATACAATAAAACCTTGAATATGGTCGTCTGTATTTACTAAATCTCATCTCAAAACAGTAAATACATATGTTTGCATCACATAATCTACACTTACACAATGCCTCTATATCTTTATGATATTCACAAGTCTCTTTAACACTTGACATTTCATATATTCGTAAATATATGAAAAATAAATTCATTTTATTTAATAGTGAAATCTTTTATGACTTTTGTTGTAAGTGCATTTTAAACTAGGGTATAATTTCTTTATTTCATTTTCAATCTCTTTTAATACAGGGGCTGGATCTGTAGGGCCGCACGTGAAAAGGTCAATTGCTAACCAACCTCTATCACTATAACAATGACTAGTGCAATGACTAGTATCAAGTAATAATACTGAAGTAAACCCCGGAGGACTTTCATCTCCTAAAATCACCA